GTATTCGTAATAGTTCCTGATAGGGATGATGTGGGATAGTTAGTAGCATCTGTTAAGTCAAATGCTGGTGTTGCATCTGATTGACCAAGATCTAGTGATACTCCACCATAAGAAACACTATCGTTTGCTAACTTAGAATTTGCAATAGCAGCACTACCACTTATATCAGCATTTACGATTACTCCAGATCCTATTGATGCTGTTCCATCAGATGCAATCGTAACATCGCCTGAAACTTTACCAAAGACATATTTGTATATTCTATCTACATCAGAACGTCTATTAGTACCACCACCACCATCATCAACTATAAATTCATCACCATCTGCTAAATCAGCACCAATGTCTGTTCCACCATCTATATCAATGGATCCAATACTAACTTTATTGGCATTGTCAATAGTGTCAATATAAGCATCATCAATAGCAGTACCATTCCAAACACCTGCAGTGATAGTACCTAGACTTGTTAGTGAAGAGTTGATTACTCCAGAACCTAAAGTATTATTTGTAAGAACTGAAGTGCCATTTATATAATATGCTTTTCCTGATGCTAGATCAATATGCTCTGAGAAAGTCCATGCATCAGTAGAGTTGACCCAATTAATTGTATGATCAGTGGCACCTTTAAGGGTTATACCACCACCATCAGCTGTAGAATCTGTAGGAGAGGCGACGGAACCTAGTTCTATATTTTTATCGTCAACAGTTAATGTGGCAGAATTAATTGTTGTTGTTGTACCATCAACGGTCAAATTACCACTTAAAGTAATATTAGCAGCAGATAGTGTTCCTGTGCCTGGATTATAGTTTAATCCAGTGTCTGTTTCTGCTCCTTGAGTTCCAGTAGCACCATCAACAAATACTGGATATACAGTTTCGTTGGCGCTATTATTTGCCGTTACAGTTACATTAGTTGCCTCAGTTGCAGTAGCAGCATTACCAGTTGTATTTTGATCACCTGCTTCATTAACACCAGGTAAATTTATATTTCCGGATCCATCAAAGGAGACTCCACCAATATTTCTTGCGGTTTCTAATGTTGTTGCAGTAGCGGCATTACCTGATGTATTTTGATTACCTGCTTCATTAACACCAGGTAAATTGATGTTTGCAGATCCATTAAAACTTACTCCACCAATATTTCTTGCGGTTTCTAGTGTTGTTGCTGAAGTTGCATTTCCCGATAATGCTGCACTTATAGTTCCGGCACTAAAGTTACCAGAACCATCTCTTGCAACTATAGCACTAGCTGTATTAGCATCTGTTGCATTTGATGTAACAGTGAATGTTGAATCACTACCAGTTGCTTGGTTTGCAGTAAACGTTGCCGATCCTGATAATCCATTACCAGATACTGCAAGATTTAATTGCCCGTCACCAACAGTGATTGCATTTGTTGTGGCAGCAGTGATTAATCCTTTTGCATTGACAGTTATTGCAGGAATTGCTGTACTTGATCCAAATGTTCCAGTATTACTATTGACTGTTGCTAATGTGGTTACCTTGTTTACTGATGATACATCACCCTCAAGATCGGGTATATTTGTTGTAGTAAGTGCAGTTCCTACTAGGTCTCCATGAAAAGTAGTAGCACTTACAATACCCGTTGATGGATACATTGTAATTGCAGCACCAACTGAAGAAATCCCAGCAATGAATACACTTGAATTAAATGTAGAAAATCCTACGAATGTGGAAAAACCAGATACATTTAAATTATCTAAATCAGTGTGTCCATCTACATCTATATCACCATTAAAATCGGCAGCATTAGTAAATGTAGAAAAACCAGATACATTTAAGTTATCAAGTTCTGTATGACCATTTACATCTAATTCTGTAAGAGTACCAAGATTTGTAAGAGATGAATTAACTACATTCGTTCCAAGTGTAGTTGAATTTAAAACACTTTCATTATTAACTTTATAGTCTTTACCAGAAGCAATGTTTAAATTTTCTGAAGAACCTAAATTATCTCCAGTTGCCTCAAATTGAAATGTCTTATTACCTTCTCCAGATACAACAGTAATACCACCACCATCCGCGGCCGCATCATTAGCAGCACCAGTTCCAAGTTCTAAATTTTTATCATCAACCGACATTGTAGTTGAGTTGACTACAGTCTGTGTTCCATCAACTTGTAAATCACCAGCAATTACAACCTTACCTGTGTTATCACCTACTCCCGCAGGATCTAGTGTTAGTATTGCTGGACCAGAAATTGTATTACTGGTAACACGAATAGCAGAACCTTCAGCACCTAAATGAATTGCTGTAGCAGTAGCAACTCCGGAAATATTAACATCATCTAATTCGGTGTGCCCATCAACATCTATATCGCCATTAAAGTCAGCAGCATTAGTAAATGTAGAAAAACCAGATACATTTACATTATCAAGTTCAGTGTGTCCATCAATATCAACACTACCATTAAAGTCTGCAGCACCGCCAAAGGTTGATACACCAGATACATTTAAGTTGTCAAGTTCAGTATGACCATCAACATCTATATTACCACTAAAATTAGCAGTAGTAACAGATATAGATCCAGCAGTTATAATTCCAGTTACTTTTTGATCGCCAACAATATATAAATCCGAAGTGGCATTTGTCGTACCAATACCAATATTACCTGTTACTTCAAGTACAGTACTATTCTCAGTGTAAGATTTTACACCTAACTTAAGTTTTGGTTGTCTACCACTTACGAACTTTGCCATTTTAGTTAAGAGTCTCTAGTACGCTACCGATAAATTTTAAATTGGTTCCATTATTTCCCGAAAGTATGAGAGCATCACCACTCTCAAGGACCAACTTGCCTGGAAGAAGATTTGCTGTATCATTTCCAGGAATAGCAAAATCTTTCAAAATCTCAGTTGTTACAGCTGACCCAACATTACCTCTTTGATGTGAAAATGATATTGTATGTGAATCACCGCCAACGTTTGCACATTGAGCAAGGAGAACTACACCAGTATATCCAACAGGTGCAGTATAAATTCCAACAGGGTCAGTTCCTGCTACTTTAGTTATGGTCTGGAATACATTAAGTGCTAATGCCATTTCTTATTCTCCTCCTAATGCTAGAATAAATGGTGTCAGTGTTGAAAATAAACTCCTAGTATAGGAGTCACCAGAAACTGTTCCTGTTTGTTGGTTGATGACAACACCATCACCAATTTTAAAGTTTCCTGCTTGGTCCGTGCTAGTGAAAATAGTTAGTCCACCATTTCTATCAGCAATTTCATTTTCTGGAATTGCAACTCCACCTCTAGCAGGTATTGATTTGATTAGATCAACTCCAGAACCAATATATTCAAATGAATGAGAAGATGCTAAGATCCTACTTTGTTTAAAGAAGGGAACTGTTGTACCTACACCAACAGCAAATGGAATATTTTCAGTAAATGTAACTGTAGTAATTCCGCTTGATATCTCAGTAGCACTTTGTACGACAAAAAAGTCAGTTCCAATTTCTAATGAAACTGATGCACTAGTTCCAGATTCTGGAGCACTCACCGATACGGATGGAGTGGATGTATATCCTCTACCATTTGATACAATATCAATAGATGTGACTATACCATTAGTAAGTTGTGCTACAGCTGTTGCCGGTATTCCCCAAGGTTCTGATGGAGCACCTATAGTAATTGTTGGTGGTCTTGTGTACCCAGAACCTCCACTAGTTATAGTTATTTTTTTAACACTCTTATAATCATTATCAATATAAACAACTTGACCATCAAAAGGTCTTATAAAATTTTGTTGTGCATTTCCGCCAGAAACATAATTATGTGTTCTATTATTTGGTCCAACATATGTGGTAAATGTATTAAGATCAACAACCTCATTTATTGTAAATATACTACCATTAACTCCTGAAGGGAAAATATCTCTAGTTGAGACTCCAACATTTACCTTAAAAGTATTAGCAGTTCTTTCTTCTATACCAAGAACTTCTCCTGCAGCAGGATCTGTTGGTCTTGGATATGAATGATCTGTTGCGTAATTATCTTTTGAGCAAGAGAATGTTATTCCATTTGTAGAAATTCCAATAAGACTATTTGCCTTTAAAAGACCATTACTTGTTGCGGATACAAAACTATGCGTAGAAGTATCTCTTGATACTCCAACATCCAATTCAAAAGTATTTTCTGTTGTTGATCCTATTGCTACCCACTTATTTGAAATTGGATCAGAAATTCTTGGATATGCATGTTGGGTAGCATTATCATCTTTAGCACATGTAAATGTCAATGATCCATCAAGAATTTTTACATGGTCATTTGCTTTCTTAATTCCTCCTGCAGTCCCGGAAACAAATGTATGAATTCCAATATTTGACGATGTTCCAACATTAATATTAAAAGTATTTGTAGTCGTGCTCAGAATAGATGTATACTTGTTACTATATGGATCTGATGATCTTGGGTATGGGTGATTAGTTGCATGATCATCTTTATCACATGTAAAAGTCAAAGATCCATCATCTAATTTAATCCTTTCACCAATAGAAAAACCATGATTACTGACCGTAATTGTGGCAATTCCAGATACTGGGTCATATAAAGTTCCCGACTCTGCAGTATGAGCGGTAAATCCGGTAAATCCATGATCACTAACTGTTGAATTTAATATTCCCGTTGATGGATTATACGTTCCTCCAGAAATAGTATGAGATGTTGCAGCAGTTAATCCATGATTTGCTATGGTTAATACTAATTCTCCATTACTATCATCATATGTTGCTGCTGTAGGAGTAGTAGTTGCAACTCCAACAATAGTTACTGATCCAGCCACAGCACTCTTGAACTGATGAGCATAAGAACTTCCAGGACAAGTAAATCCATAATTTGATAAAGTTACACTCATCCCAACATTTAAGTCATGTGGAGTATAAGTAGTGGTTGTTAATAGTCCACTAGTGCTATCATACTCAGCAGATTTTACACTAAGAACTGGACTTGTAAGATTTAGTTCAAATACTGAATTATTTGCATTTGCGGATGTTGTTATAATACCTACATATTGAATTGGTCCAACACCATCGGAAATTAGACCAAAGTTACCAAATGATGAGTTAGAGTTAGTTAAATCACACTGACCACCACTTCCAGTAAAAATTGAAATATCTGGATTGATAGTGAAAATGGAAACTAACTGGGCATATCCTTCATTAGTAATAGAAACACCAATACCATTTGAATTGTATTGAGTATATGAGTCTACAACCATACTTTTAAATGGTCCTATGACTGCATTACCATCAACACGCATTCCAATACTATTCGTAACAAAATTAGTACAGTTACGAATATATGGTGATTGTGCTGAATATCTAGGTGCTTCTGGATCAAATGCAATAATAGCTTGACCAGAATTCATAGTTCCTGTGAAGGATATATCTCCAATATAATTTCCAGGAGATACTAAAAATAAATCTTTATCCGCATTCTGTGGTACTACTGATACCTCTCTTAGACTATCTCCGTCTATACTGATTTGAGGTGGCAGTTTAATTGGATTATCTTCTAGATAAGTCCCAGCACTAACTTTAATAACAGTTCCTGCTGTTGTTCCTGATGTTGTTGCTGCTGCAACTGCTGACTTAATTGTTGCTTTCGGTTCTGAAAGTCTTGTTCCTGGATTTGTATCGTTTCCGTTCTTTGCGACATATAAAACACTCTTTACTAAAGGAGCAGTTTTGGAGAGATTTGATGCATCTCCAAAATATTCCTGTGCAGTTACAATACCAGCATTTACAACATTCCTACTATCATCAATGATAGTGGAATTTGAAATTTTAATTGCCATCTACCTACCGTCTTCGTGTTTCCACTGGGTAATACATCTTTATTTAGACAAATTATCTATTCTTTGATTTAGATCATCAATTTGTTTTTGTTGTGATTTTATACACTCAATTAACAATCCCGTAATTCCGTTATAGTTAACCGTTTTAGTATCCCCATCGGTTACTAATTCTGGAAGAACTTTTTCAATATTCTGTGCAATAACCCCCATTGATGGTTTGCTATTATTTTTCCAATCAAATGATACTCCATCAATTTTAATTATTTTATTAATGGGATCTGCAATTGTTTTTACATTATCTTTTAATTTAATATCAGAAGCAGAGTTAAAATCGTTAGCAGTTATAATACCAGTTACATTAACATCCCCTGAGATTGTAAGTCTTGATGATGGATTTGTGGTTCCTATACCCAAATTTCCACTATTTGGAGCATAAACAATACCCTCAGTCGCAATTCCTACAGAAGATATTCCCGTTGCGGATGCAAAAGTCGGAAATACTAGTTTCTCATTTGATGATTGAATAATAATATCAAATGCTGCACTATAATCTAAATAATTCCAACTAGTAAGTCCAGTTCCAATTTTAAATCTATTTACATTAATATCAACCCCAATTTCACCTTGAGCTAGAACCGGGTCTGCAGTGCTCCATTCAGAAGTGGAACCTCTTCTTAATTGGATTACCTGTGCCATTTTTATACTCCTCCGCCATCAATCACAGTGAGTCCACCATAAACCGAACTAGGAACTCCACCGTCAACATTTGGTCCAAAATTGTTTCCTACAAATTCTCCTGATATATTTATCACTTCTGTTGAACCTACAAAAAACTGTGATGCTGTAATAATACCAGTGGTTTCCACTGAACTTGTGGTTCCGATGCCAACGGAGATTTCATCATCACCTCCGTTTCCATTCATAAATTTTACTTGACCGGATTTGTTTTTTATGACAATAGATTCTAATCCAGATCCAATTGCTACTTCACTGGCAATAATTTTTTTTAGATTTCCATCATCACCTATAAACCTAACATCACCTGTTGAATGATCTCTTCGTATTTTTACATCGTCAAATCCAATAGAATTATCTGATGGATCCAATACGATAGATGAAGTACCAATAGATAAGATACCAGTAACTCTTGCTTCACCAATAACAACTAAATCTTCAGTAAATGTAGTACCAGAACCAATAGGATCGATGTGAAGACCAAAAGCAGTAGAAATTCCAGTTGTGGATAAACCAACTCCACCCCCACCTACACCACCTGCATCTGCACCTACAAATTTTTTCGTCGATGCATTATATTTTAAAAACTTACCATCAGATAGAGCAGTATCTCTATCTACATCATCAAGAAATTCGAGACGAACTTCACCACCACCGCCTTGCATATTGACAAGGTTTTTAAGATATTCGAGTTCTCTACGAATTTTGATGATTTCTGGATCACCAGTTTGTTCTTGTACTTCCTCCTTTGTCTTGATTGTTTCTAATACTTTTAATGCTTCATCAATATAATTATCTTCAACTTCTTCAGATTCTTCTTGGTCCTCTTCTTCGATTTCAACAGGTTCTTCTAATTCAGAATTATTATCTTCCTCCGATTGGTTTGAATTTATTAATTCTTCTTCATGAATAGTATTTTTATTTTCTTCTATATCTACTATTTCTTCTTCTGAATTTGAATCTGAATATAACCAAGATTCAAGTGCTTTTATTTGTTTCTTTTCATTCTCTTTAATTTTTTTCTTTTTTACAGTATCTTCTTTTACAGATTTTTTTACTTCTAAAAATAGTGAATCAATATCCGAATCAACGTCTCCGACGAGAAAACGAAACTCATCTTCCTTTTCTTGTTTAGCTTTACCTATAAGCGAAAAAAATTCTCCTAGATTTGCGCTAGGATTAATTTCTTTATTATCTTCAGATATAGATTGTTTCTTTTCTTTCTCTTCCTTTTTCTTTTTCTCTTCCTTCTTCTTTTTTTCTTCTCCAATCAAATCGAAGAAATCACCTAAATTATCCATTGAAGGCAAATTTATATCTATTTTATCGAACTATTTATTGCCCTTTAAGTTTTAATATGAATGTATATACCCATATATGCGGTATAAACGGATACATAGTTTTTATAAGTATATTAATATTAAATTTTCTTATCATTTATATCGCAATTATATTGGAAATATTAACACAAATATTCATAAATTTATTTTTCTTTAGATACTTCCTTCAACATTTTTTGCAAATCTGCGGTAGAACCGACAAATAGTGCATTTGTAACATTTGTTGGACCTTTGGAAGTTTTTTCTTCTTCTACATCTTTTAGTTTTTTCTGAAGATCCATCAATTTATCAGTAGCATCAGCCACGTTTTTAATTAATTGACCAGCAACTTCATATGCTCTAGGCATTTCACTTTCTTGTGCAAGTTCAAGAATGCCATTAATTGCCTCCTGTCCCTTTTCTATAATTGAATATAAATTACCTCTTGTATAATCATAATCTTTTTTAATGTCGTCAACAGTATTTTTAATTTTTTCAACTTTTTTTTCTATAACTTCCGGTTGAAGAATATCATCATCAGTATTAAAAGTTTCGTTTAATCCGTCAAATTTTTTTGTCATAGATGTCATCAAATACCACCACTAAATCCAAAATCGTCACCAGTTTCAATAAGGGCATCATCTGCAGTATCAATCTTATGAATATCTGCTCCACCTAAATGAGTTGTAGCGGTGCTTCCATCCTGACCACGATTGACGGTAATTTTGTTTTCGCTAATTGATTTGATGAACATCTCCTCTCCATCAATATCAATATAAGTTCCTTTAGTCAAAGTAGAACCATCCACAACCTCAAATGTTTTTACAGATGTGGTTATGTCCGCAGTAAGAGTAGTTGCTGCGTCTCCAGTGTAATTTTTGATTGCTCTTGGAGTTGAAGAGTATGAAACCAGTCTTGTTGTATTTGAAGTGTCCGTTCCAGTAAGATAACTGACAGTAGCCTTTTTGATGATATCTTTGGTTGCAGTGGATGCTGGACCAAATAGATATGTTTTTGCAGTAAATCTAAATGTATAGAGAAGGACTCTTCTAGATGTAAAATCCCCCTCATAATCGTCTTGCATAGTAATATTTTCCAAGACGACTGGAATATCTCTTTTCTCTTTAATTGATTCAACCAACTCTACGGATAAATTATATGCTGGTTGAAAATATGGTAAAATTTGCTCTACAATTTGTAGAGCATCATCATTTAACTTTGTCATAACAGACAGTTCAAACTGCATGTTATATGGAACTGGCATATATGATTTCTTAGTCTCAGTCCCATCATTTGGATCCTTGACAGTAAATGTCTGAGTTGTAGATACCTTTCTTGATGGATCGTAAGTTAATCCAGTAAACTCAAATGACATCCTTGGCAGAGTAATTGCAAAGGGCTTATTGAGGTCTGGAGACTGCTCCATCCTTGCCAAAAACTTCTGGGTAGGTCCATATGCCAAAGGAACTTTTACAACGCTTACAACGTTATCTGAAGAGTCTTCATGCTTAATGCTAATATTGTTAAAGAGTGTGCCAAAAGATATAATGGTCCTCCTCAATATTTCGTTGTAAAAATATTCAAACATGTTAAAACCTACAATATCTTTATCTTAAGATATCTATATTTAGGGCATCCCGAATGGGTTCTGCTCACTAAAGTCAAGTATCTTGTCTGCTTCTGTCTCAATATTAATATTGTCAGCAAATCCATCATCAACTGGTTGTGCATCGATAATACGTAATTCATATGATGCTCCAGAAGTTGCACCTACTAAAGTTTCCCCTCTAGTAAACTCTCCTGCAACTGTTCCAACTATAAGTGTATTAGTTGATGCATCCCATGTTCTAACTCTTGCTGTAGTTCCACTAGAAGAACCAGTGATAATTTCATTAAACGCAAATGTACCAGAACCATTACTCTCAGCACCACCAATAACAATAGTTGGTGCTACAGAATATCCAAGACCAGCATTTGTAATATAGATGTTAGTGATAGTTCCAGCAGCACTAACTATGGCAGTTGCAGCAGCAGAAACTGTAGTGACTCCTGTTAAAAATACTTCATTTGTAAAAT